CCCGCCATAGCAAGGAAACCAAGAGCATCAGCCGCTTGCGAAGCACTAAACCTCGTGGTGCTACCCATCTCTTTAGCAACATCCCGAAGTTCAGCCAGCTCCGCTTCTGTAGCCCCTGAAATAGCGCCCACCCGCTGCATAGACGCGCCGAAATCTGCATTGACCGAAATAACCGCAGCCAGAGCACCGCTTGCCGCCAACGCAGCGCCAACTGCACCCGCAACCTTGGTGAACCCCGCAGCCACCCTGCCGGATGAGCGATCAACCGTACGAGCGGTTTTCTCAGCTTGCCCACTAAATCCTTGAAGATCGCGTTGGCCCCTTTTTAAACCACGCGTGTCAGCGTCAAGGACAAGCCTCGCCAAGTCAGTCATTTTGACGCTCCATTGGTGCTATTGAAAGAGGGTTTTTATCGGATAATGAGCGAACATAAGCGCGGGACATTTCGATAAGGCAGGTCGCCTCCCAAGGCCTTAAGTCTGCGCCCGTGAGCTGGCAGAAGGCAGCAACATCAACCCATGACAGTGGTGTTGCACCAGTGAGACCGAAACCCGCACAGCCAAGCTCTAACCATGAATCGTGCAACGTTTCTGTTGCTGGAAGTTCCGGCAACATCTCACCGAACAACTCAAGTCGAGTTTCTTCGCTTCCTTCAGGTCTGGCCAAGAGCCAACCGTACTGCGCAGCAAATACGATTAAACGCTCTTGGCTTTCAAAAAAGGGTTATGGATTTCACCCATGTCCTCAGCTATCGTGGTGGCGAGGCGAAACAAGGGCGCTTGCGGTTCAGATAGATCAGCAAGTGCTGAAGGTGAGAAACTCACCTCATCATCTTTGACAAAGATATTTTCCCACCCACGCACAGCAACGTTTAAGAATTGCTTGATTGCTTTCTCTGCGATTGCATCGGCATCATCAGCTCGCCTCTCAATCTCAACCTTTTGCTGGCGGTTCGCTGTTGTAAGCTGACGCTCAAATTCAGAAACTGAACGTCCAGCGCGCTCGACCGCTTTTAGCGCTGCCTTAACTCTAGGATCAGCAGCCGTGGCCACTTTGATGCGGCAGGGCTTACTCTTATCACTTTGAGCGAAGAGCAATGTTTGGCCAACGCGAAGCTGCAACCAGTGCTCTTCGGATGCAGACTCACGCAAGTCTAGTTTAGCAAAATCCATTAGGCCACCGTCGCCTCGACACTCAGGGCGTTCTGCTTGAAGCCAGTCGTGAAGCCCTCGTGCGTGTTCGTATCGCCTTGGTTCTTAAGGTACGCATTGAAGTAACCCTGCGCGAACTCTTCGTCGTCACCGGTTTGCGGGGCCTGGTCGGTCCCTGTACCCTTAACAATGCGTATTGAACCACAGCCAGCATCACCAGCAGCATCAGCAAGTTGGCGCAGAAGGGCTTGCCCAGCGTCACCAGGCACGGAGCGGAAGGTCATTGAGCTTTCATTGCCTGTCTGCGCTCCCTTAACACCGGATGTAAAGCCAGTTTGCAGATCTGGAGAGTCAATATTTGCGCTGGTAGTGCCAAGCTGTGGGAGAACTTGGACGCCCTCGACTTTAGTCCAGGTCAAGGCCTGAAATCCTGCGGAGTTATTTATAGCGGGAACGGCATCTGAGATGTAAATCGTCTTGCCGATGGAAGAACCTTGTGTTGCACTCATTTGTCATCATCCTTCTTGTTGGATTTGGGCTTGGGGACAACCACCCAACCGGCGGCCTCCCATGTCTCGACATCTTCAGGCAGCACATTTGCAGCGCTGCCGAAGCGCTTGTTTGTCATTTCAATTTTCATGATTTAAACCGTTAGACCGATAACAGTTGCCGTGGTCCCCGTGCGAACCTGAAGCGGCGAAACTGCCAGTTGTTGACCAGCGATCACGGCAACCGTGACCGAGACACCATCAGTCCCACTCATAACGAGATCGCCAGCGACGGAGACTAGTAGGTTTTGTGGCCGTGTCGCGAGATCACTGTTTGCGGGCGCGATGGCAAAGAAGTTCTTAGCAATGATTGGCTCAGAAACCGCTGTTGCGATTGCGTTTAGTGCGGACAGGTCTTCGTCAGACAATGCAACGGGCTTGGAAGCTGCCGCCGAACTACGACCAGGTGGCAGGGGCGCTTCAATTGATACATCGGCCCCCGATCCGTCTTTTACGCTAATAGTCGGCATGAATTTTTCCTTAGATTATTGCTAAATGCCCGCTGTTTTCAGGTTGTGAAAAGTCAAGCCGCCCGAGCTGTTCGGGATCTGGTGCCAAACCAGATGTGGTCGGTTCAGTTATGTAGCTAACAACGACAGGTTGCCGCCAATACGCACCATCCTGAAATCCCGTGCGAGGCGAGGATGGCGCATTAATCACCACATTACCGCCCCCTGCGGACAGCCTCAGGGCCTTAGGGAAGTGTCTGGCTACATCATTGGCAAGCGTGTTCGCTGCGCTTGTGAAGTCCCCAGCAGGCGTCACAGCGGTGATGAGGAATTGTCCAAGCTGGTAATCATATCCCCCGGAGATCACGGGGTCTTCGGTTGACGTTGGAGAGTGACGAAATTCGAGATATTGCCCATCTGGTTTGAAGTCACGGTTCGGCCAAGCAATGTTGTTTGCGCCCATTGCAGAGAGGTGTTGCGCAGCTGCGATTTCAATTTCATCTAGCGTCATGAAACCCTACTCACATTCTTAGCCACTGTGATTTGCCATTTCTGGGCCGCTTTATCGCGCCAGAGGCCGCCACCCTGACCAACCCCAACCATATAGTGGCGAGCGATTGCGTACTCAGCGGTCCATGCAACGCTAAAGACATCACCCAACTCAAGCGAAGAAAGCCCTAGCGTGTAACTGTTTGCGCCTTCACCAACTTGTGAGCCGTTTAACTCAGTGACCAGGCTGTTACGCAGGAACCCTGTATCGACCGGCATGTCGCCGCCTTGGGCAACGGTTACCTGCGCGTCCCGTATTGTGTCTTGGATCGATTGTTTTGCCACTCTGAGCATTTTGTCGGCAGCAACTTTTGTGAATGCGTCCACGTTTGCGATGAACTTGCGATTGTCGGTCATTTGAGCTACATTCTCCGAACGACTGAACAAGAATTTGCAGAGCGCCTAAACGGCATTGTCGAACAACTTAACGAGTTGGCCAGCGAGGCCAGTCACTTCGGGTATTCTATCGAAATTGACTGCGTTGAAGATCAGACTTTTGGCATTCCTAGGCCGCAAGTGTTCAACGCGACCGGGGCGAAGGCAATTAAGTGCCCCAATCCACCCCAAGGCACCCTTGGGCACATTCGCGGAACTGCCTAGCTCCGAAGCCAATCCACAATATATTCATCATAACACTTGACCTTTCCTAAGTAACCTCTATAGTGGTTACGTAACAAACGGAGATTACAGTGTTCGAATTAGATAAAGATGCAACTTTCCAAGGCATTAACGCTGACGGCCTTGCTGTTTTTTCAACAAAGCCCCTAACAAAAAAAGTTGTTAGGACCAGCTCTCTCTGCCCCGAAAAAATCAAGGCAGCGCGAGCTAACCGCGATTTTGTCAAATCCCTTCTAGGTTGATCGTATGAATAACGATGAAAATAACTGGAAGAACTGGCTCAACCAAGATGAGATAGCGCAGGTAAGGAAGCTGGAAAACAAGATTGCAATTTTGAGAAAATCACGGGAAATTCTCAGGAATAGGGCAAAGCAACGCCGCCACCGCTTAACCCCTTAGCCAATCCACAACGTATTCGTCATAACAGCGGCACTGAATAGTCTGCGATGCACTGGCCCCAAGTGACGTATCGCCCGGATAGAGCAACCGAGACCCATCTGACAAAACAAACGGCGTGTTCATTCCATCAACCTCTTGATCATGCGCCGCGCGGTGATCCTCGCGTGTTCTGCTATCAAGGGTAGCGTCCCATCTGCGCTTCACCGCGTCCGGATTAATCGCCCCCGCCTCAATCCCTTGCTCAATACCCTCTCTACGCCCCGCTCGAAGCGCTGTGATTGATTCCGTCCGCGCGATGGTGTCAGCGCGGTGTTTCAACAAACGGTCGCTGTAGCGGCTTGCTATGCGGTCCACATCTGCCTGCGACAATTGCTTGCCGTCCCTAATTGCCTTGCGAACGACGCCATCAAATCGCCGATCACGTAGCTTACGCCGAAAATAACCACTGTCTAAATCAGCCAATTCGCGCTTAGCCTTATTGAGTGCATCCATCTGCGAGCGTGACAGGCCGATAAATCCACCTTGCCTTGTGCCGTTCTGTACTCGCCCTGCAATATCCAGAGCCGCTTTGCGCGGGTTTACGCCTTGAGCGATCTGCCCGCTGACAGTCTCGCGCAATAGGTCAAGCTGCTCGTCAACGATATTCGTGACGAGCCCTCCGACATGATTGCGCGCCCATGCTTCAGCACGGGTCGCCCGACCGTCAAAACCAAACGATACGGCAAATGCCGGGGCGGCTGCGGGCACCGTCTGCCCACCCGCTACAAATGCGTTTGTGATTGATGTGTCGAACGGAAAGAGGTCTGCCCGAGTAAGACCTGCAATGTTAAGCGCGCGATTGAAGTCGCGAGCTTCGATTGCATTGACCAAATCGCCCAGATTAATTGAATTTGCTTTGTTGCGCGCTGCCTCCAAGAATGCGCGCTGAATTTCACTGTCGTATTGTTCCAGGAGCCGCTCGATCCTGTTTTGTAAGCGGCGGCGGGTCATCTAAATTCGGACCTGCACAATATAATAAATCGGCACACGCTGCGGTGCTAGCTCGTCAACGTTGATAATCTTATGCTCAACCCCGCCAATCCTTAGCCTGTCTGCCGTAGTTGGCCGTGGGCCCGTTGCCGCAAGCATAACCTTGCGGTCGTCAGTCTGAATTAGCGTCCCATCGATTATAGCGCGCGGGTACATCTGCACATTACCTGCAACCACCGTTGCCGTTATCGCGCTTGTGTCTGCTTCCCAGGGGTTTTCAGGCTCTCCAGTCGTTTGCAGTAACTCAATAGAAAAAGCCCCGCTACCGAGTTCTGGTGCGAGGCTTTGAAGGGCTGCGTCAACTTCCGCAGCAATTGATGCGCCACTCACCCCATCTGGTCCTTCATCAGGTCTTGAAGCTCAGCCTTTGCCATATCGACAGCTCCTAAAAGTGAGTATGGGCCCGCCATGCCTGCAATCGAATAAGACCCGAGATTGTCGCCATGCAGTTTTGCGGCCACAAAGCCCGTCACTTCACCCGCCTCTGCTTGCTCTAAAAGCTCGCGCGCTGCCTTAATACAGCCTTCGTTAGGTGTAGGTGTGTTGACCTCACCACCGTGCAGGGCGCGAACTTCACCCACGTGAGACGAATTTGGTGCTTCCGGTTTCACTGAAATAGTCTTTAAGCAAGTCCATCGCCATTGTCACCCCATCACACCAAGGAACAATCCAGTGTTCGAGGTTCCTCCAAACAAGGCGTCAATTGCAGGGGACACCGGCAATTGAGCGTTATAACCCTTTTCCATCGTGGCATTGCCCGAAACCTGCCAGCGAATTTCGCCAACGCCCACTAGCGTTCTTTGTTGGGCGGGTGTAAAAGTCGTTGACCAAAAGCCGCTTGTGCTAAGCTCAAAACCTGCAGCAATGTGGGTCGCTTCGATCACGTTCTCAGCCGTGCCAGACAACCCAAGTAGCAGTGCATAGCGCGTCCGTATGTAGTCACTTGCCCGCTGCAATGCCGCGTTCGCATTGGTGTCTGTCGCGCCCGTGGGGGCGCTATCACCACGTGCCAGCGCATAAGCACGCCAATCCGTGATGTTGCTATAAACAGTCATCAGCCTTCGAGAGCCTTATCGATCTCGCCTTGCAGGCGCTCATCAGACCACCGGCCATCGACCTTGATGCCCAATTCTTCAGCTTGGGCCTTCAAATCACCATTAGCGACAGTCGCCGCTTCTGGCGTGGCCACAACCATAGTCTTTGCGCTTCCTGCATCACCAAAGCGAGCCCAATGGGCAGGTGCAGGCCGCGAAAGGTTCAATTCGGAGCCTGGCAAGATCATGGTTTTGTCAATCTGAAGCCCAAGTCCAGTAACAGTGAATGTGTCGCTCATCTCAATACCACCCTTGAATAACCGCAACCGTAGTTCCAGTGTCCATAATGCGCTTGACTCGAATAGGTAAAACTTCACCCGCACTCACGGTGTAAGTCACCTCAACGTCATCGCCCACAAGCCTGCAAGAGATGGTTCCTGCGCTATCGGCGCGTATAGCGCGCGTCGCGTTAGGTAGGTCTGCGCTGTTGCTTGGGGTTACAGTGAAGTGACTCTTTCCTGGGCTAGTGAGCCCATCGTTAAATCCTTCAAACCTATCAACCATATTACGCCTCCTTCATTAAAAAGGAAGGGGCCAACTCGAAAGCCGGCCCCAGCCAATTAGCTGATAGCCCGCGCATAGAGCCAACCGGTTTTGCCGGTGGAGTCTGCGCGAATTTCAAGACCAACATTTGCCCACGTCATGTAATTGTAGGCATCCATCGGGTTCGCACGGAACAATGGAACAGTCGAAACTGCCATACCAACAAGCGGGCGGATGTACTGAGCGTTCAACACGCCGCCAACAACCTCATTGCCGGAAAGCGTGCGGTCAACCTTGATGTCAGCAACACCGGCCAGCTCTTTAAGAACTGCTATGATGGTCTTGCCAGTGTCGCCAGCATCCGTGCCGTAAAAGCGTTGGAAGTTGGTCTCAATGTCGGCTGAGATGTAGAACGTGATGTTCTCACCAACATTATTGTCAACGCGCAGCTTTGCAACAAGCTTCACCCATGCGCCACGGATCGCCTCAGGCGTCGCAGCGGCAGAAGTGAAGTCAATGTTCAGGTCAGTCGCATCAAGATCAACAGCTTGGACCTTGGTTGAGGTACGGATACCCGTCGCGTCGGTGCCATTGTAGCTGATGACATTGCCGTTTTCGTTCAGCGCACCATCATAGATATGAGTGGCAATGCTATCAAGAACAGTGCGGTTTGAGTTGGCCTGATCGTCCACAAGAGCGTCAAAAGCCTCAGTGCGCTGACCCTGCATCTCCATCCAGTCGCGACCAAAGCCGTCCTGGTGAACGACCTTGATGGTGCTATCGTAATCAAAGCCAGCCTTATCAAGCTCAACCGTAGTGCGGCCCGTAAGGCTGCGCTTCGCCTGCCCACTGTCCGAAACACGGCGGTGGATGCTTTCGATCTTACCTACCGCTAATGAGCGCGCGAGCGGCATCAGGTCAGTGAGTAGCGTAAGATTGTTCGCACGCATAAGCTCAACCTGTTGGCGGTCAAATTCTTGCGCAACATCGCGAGGGAGAACCGCAGCGTCATTGCCCATCATCTGCGCATTGTGGCGGTTCACAGTGGTGCGGATATTCCCCACCATTTGCGCCTGAGCAGCGTGGTTGCGTTGAGCACCCCACTCAGGACGTTCTGTATCAAAGTAGAACATGTTTTTATCCTTTTGAGGTTAGCTGGTCGCGTTTACGCCAGTTGGGTTGTAGCGAGCACGGATACGGGCGGTTACGCCCGATCCGGTGGTCACGGCTTCCTCTGCCGTAAACAACGCCTCAGACGAGCCGTCGGTCGGAGCCGACTTAACCAAGCCAGCACCGTTGGACGAAAGGGCCTCGCCAACAGTAATCGTTTGGCTTGCAGCCAATACAATGTTGTAGCTTTTGCCCAGCTCGGGAACGAACGCGGGGGAAGATTGCCCAACAGTCAAAGCCGCCGAAACAGCCTTTTGACCAACCGTGTTCATGTCGATGATGTAAATGTCGCCGCCTACATCAGCCGTGCCGTGCGCAGTCCACTCACCAGAGGCGAGTTCGACAAGGTTGCCACCAACAAGGCTTTGACCCGTTGCGATCTTCGCCTCTCGCATCAACGGCTTAACCGCCTCAACAGGGCCTGCGAATACTGTGTTTGCAGTGGTCATTGCTTAGCCCCCCATGCGAGAGGTGAGAAATCTTCTTCCTCACTGTTGCCGATTGCAAACCCGCCCGAAAGCGGGGCGGCGGGCTTCTTGGCGTTCTGCATATTAAGCAGAGCGTTAAGGGCAGCCGTGTCCATTTTTTCAATGACTTCTTTGCCAAGGCCATCAATTTTGGCCTCAACGATTTTATTGACCAGCACATCACGCTCAGCTGCGTCTTTAGCTTCCTGATTGGCTTTTATTTCCGCTTGCGCGTCAATGATGGGCTTCACAGCCTCAGTTACAGCGTTGGCAATTGTTTCACCGATTTTTTCTTGTGCTTCCGTGAGGGTGTTCACCTTCGCGGAAAGCTCTTCCAGTTTGGCATTATCAGCCATTTCTGCGTCTCCTAGATTTGCAGAGGTTTCCCGCGATGCTTGCCCGCCGCTGACGACTGACTTGATTGCGGATACGATGCTCTCGATCATGGATGCACGCTCCAAACGATCGATTGCGCGAACAGCGGATTCCGCTGCCCATCCCAGATCCCGCTCGATGTCATCCATCAGAGAGGAATTGATAACTTTGATTTGCTCTGATTTGCCGTTGGCGTTGACCAACATTCCAACACCTTGCTCAGGAGTTGCGGCCCCATCTTCGCCAATCAGAATGGCGTCGTGGTCAAACTTAAAATTGCGCGCCACATAATCATGTTCCGCGCCTTCCGCAGCATTCTCGAGAGTGCAAAAAAGGGCGTTTGATGTGTGGATAGGATCGCCCGCCTCAATCGCAGCCAGGACAGCTTTGCCACCTTCGCACTCATTGGCTTTGGCAACATCAATCACCTTATCAAGAAAGACCCGGCCATTCTCACGGCGAACATTTTCATTCCAAGCGCCGACCCAACCGATATTGATTCCCTCAGGATCGCGCGCGGAAATAAATTGACCGTTCACCAATGGATGTCCAAGTGGTGCGGGGGTTCGCTCCAAGCCCATAAAACTCTTTTCAGTTTCCTCGGAGGGGTAAAGAACACCATTCATCACCACATCATCAGGCATGGTCGCAGAAGGCACTACAACCACGTCCCGCCCGTTTCTTTTTTCAGTGCGAATGGCTGCGTTGTTGGCAACCGATCGAACATTGACACGAACCCGCTCACTGGCGGCGAAATTGACGATCATACGACTTCCCCTGTGCTTTGTTCCGGCAGATATTCATCATATCCAGCCTCTTGCCGTATCTCTTCAGAGAGAAAGACGGACTGATTTTCAGCAGTCATTTGCTTGGTGTTGATTTCCGCCATTTTCTCGGCTCGACCAAGACGAGATTCCGGGTTATCGCCTGACAACTCGTCCCACTCGACCTCCCAACCCGAGGCCAGCATTCCGTACTTCTCAAGCTTTTGAAGTAGCCCTTTGATGGATGGCATAGTCCAGCGATTACGCCGGGACATGATGGTGTTGTTCCACTCGTTTGCATCTTCGGTGCTGGCTCGCTCACCAGTCTGCATCCCAACCAGTACTTTGACCGGCATAGATCGGCCCGCAGCAAACGCCTGGAGCGGTATATCGAAAAACTCTTTTGGTTGAGGCAGGGAAACCGAGAAGGTGCCCACCTTCATTCCCTGACTGATATACGAGGAGTCAAAGCCTGCGTTTAGCTTCTTGGCCTTGTCATCCAAAGCCTCTTGGAAGGTTTTGCCTGTCTGTGCCTCAACAGAGCGCTGGAAGGTCTCAAAATCCGTATCAGCGTCAATCTCAATGTTTAAGCGAGCGGCAGATGTCTTCCAGAAGCCTTCACCACCAGCGCCGCTGATCTTCTCCATATCAAGCAGATTGTTGTAGCCTGACAGAAGCGCAGATGGGCAGTTTACCGTCCCGTCAGGCGACCAAACAAACACGCGGTCAGGGTGAACAACAACGCTGCGATTAGCGCCCTGCCGAGAAACAGCGGTCTCATTAAACGTAAAAGACTTCGGCTTGCCGTAAGTGTCTGGTTCATCCTCATTTAGATGCCACTCAGAAACTTTCAACTGCTCTGACCACGCAGGAATAACCTCAACCAGATCATCAAGGGCCATTGCGCCATCAACAGGCTGATCAAAGCGCTTGTCGTCTGCAATACGCAGGACTAGCCCTGAATACCCACCAACAAGAGCATACTCATCGAGATCAGCCAACCTATCCCAAAAGCTGAGACGGTCGAACGCTTCCGTTAAATCATCAGGCTGAGATTCCCCGAAATACACCTCAGGCAAAGTTTGAAATGTCTTTTCAGTAGTCTTCCTGACCGCAGCTTTCGCCAGATCATTGCGCTCATACATCTGATAAAGATGTGAAAACGTCACATGCTCGGGATAGCCAAAATCCTTATAGTGGTCGTGCTTGGTGCCCAATTCCATCACGTTTGCGAAGAAATCGCGGATGCTGAAAGCTGTCATAGGAATACTTTCGCCTCCGGCTTAGCCCGATGCCTAATCATAGGCCCCACAGCATACCTAATCGCATCAATGCAGTGATTATGTGCATCAACAATCTTTGTCGTTATGTCGCCAGTGAGGCGGTCAATCTTGTAGCTGTAAAGCCGCGTTTCGCTTTGCGTGGCGGGGCAGTCCGTATGCACCACAATGCGCTTAAAGCTGCGCAAGTATCCAATTCCATCCTCAACCGATCCGGGCCACTTTTCACAAGCAACCGAACGCGGCAATCCATGCCTTTTGATGTAGCTAATCGTCTCTGGCCGCGCATTGTCCCAGCGTGCGACCTCTTTTTCAAATCCCGGTATGCGGGCCTTCACAAAGCCTGCAATATCGTCTTGCTCAACCCCAACCTTGCAAGCCTCGCGGCGCACATAAAGTGTGTCACCATCAACCCAACATTCAACCGCCGCAATCGGGTCTTGGCTGTAACCAAAGTCACCGCCGTAGTAAGGACCCTCCCAATGCGGCTGAACCTCAAACGCCTCAACCGAAACCTTGCCAGACAAAACCTGAGAATCTGAATTGGTGAGATATTCACCATCCCAAATGTGAGCATAGGTCGCCGGGTCCAAGCGCTCCAATTCGCGCTTTCTTAGAGTCTCCAAACCAACCGGGAAAAACGGGTTGTCGTTATAATTAACTTTTGCCACCACCGCATTATTGGGTGGGCTTTTTCTAAATCTCTTATCTACCGGGCTTTCATCTAAGCGCGGGTTCCATATCGCCCATAATTCAGACTTGGCCTGCCGAAACACCGTCGCCTCAAGTGCAAGCCAACTTTCCTCCGGTACGTCCTCAGCTTCCTCAACAATCGTGAGGTCGATCTTTGCTAGAGACTTGATGCTGGCGGTATTGTGCCTAAGCCCCCGGAATATAAACTCAGTGCCGTTCGCGCCTTTGATGTAATCAACACCGACGCTGTAATGCGCCTCAAGCCAAGACTCACTTGCGATTGCCGCCTTAAGCTCAGCGTGAAAACTTTCCTTAATCGAAACCTGCAACTCACGTGTGCAAAGGATACGCAACGGGTCAACCAACCCCCAAATCGCGGCCATCTTAGCAGCGCCGAATGATTTTCCCGAGCCGCGTCCGCCATACAGCGCCCGGTATTGAACTGAGCCACGCTTGGGTAAAAATATGTCGCGGACCTTGCGGGGAAGCCTAACCCTCGCTTTCGTCATCAGCAGCTTCAAGAACGATTGTGCCTGGTGGCGACATAGTGCCATCCTCAGAGCTGTGATCGACCGCGTTTAACCTTGGGTGCACATAAGGCGCAGCAGCCTTTGCCGCGTCTTTGCGATCATCTCTCGAAAGCGTTTCATCACGCACAAGAGACATGAGGTAATCAAGCGGGGTGATACCACCCTCAATGGCCTGCGCTGCAACCTCTCGCGTCCTTTTCGTTAGGGCGCTCGGTTTCCGTCCCGCACCCGGTCTTTTACCGCCACGGGCCATGTTTGATTCCTTTGATTGGTTTGATTGTTTTCAAAGCGCCGCAATAACCCGCTGGAGTTCATCAGCGCGCAGAACAGTGTCGCTGATTTCAACATCGGGATTTGCTGGGAATTTGCTTTCAAGCATTTGCTTTACAGCTTTTCGCTCTGGGTCATTTAACAAAGGTCCGGTTCGTGCAATAACGCCTACCATGAAAAAACTCCTTATCTTGGCATTGCTGCCATTATCTGCTTGCGCTGGTTCACTCGATAGCGTGAGAGAGCGCGGTGATATTCGCGCTACTGTTGAACATCCTGATTTCGATGTGCTTGTTGGGTGTATCGGAGAGAAGGCCTCTGCGCGTTACGGATTAAACTACTCGCCAAATACTTTGGGCGGGTCTTACAGCCGATCCTTCGTGGGTATTGGTGGAACCTCAACAATGCTTGTCGATGTGTACCGAGGTGACCCTGCAATGGCAGATATCCGCACCACTGGCGGCCCTTGGCTTGGACAAGATAATGATCTGATAAAGCGGGTCGAAGAGTGCGCTGGATAGTGCGCGGGTTTATGTGAAATTAGAGCCCCTGGTGCCACGCATCTGCGTTGGCAGGTGCAGGGTCGTTGCTGATCTGTTTGTGAAGCGAGCCGCTCAATGACGACAAGCGCATCAAGGCGCTGGCGCGACAGATCCTAGAACGCTGATGTACTGCGGTAAGGTACTTATAATTTTGACTTTTCTAACTTTCTCTTGGAAATCAAAATTAATGAAAAAAGCGATATCAAAATGAACGGGTGCGCTGCCACGTTAATTGCCTGAGCTGTTGCATGGTTTGCGCCACCATCGAAGATAAGTGCAATTCCAAATAAGCCGATCCCAACGGCCATGCCCCAAAGACAGGTTGCGTGGACGGGGCTTACCAGACGCAGATATCGCGCCCCATAGTGCAGCATGCCCGTGGCAGCAGCAAGATATAGAATGCCGCAAACCCAGCTAATCACTAGAAACAGTTGGCTATTCATGATCAGATGTATCCTTCGTTTTGTCAGGCAAAACAGCATCTACAGCAACACCACCTTTAGTTTCCCCTGCACTCCCAAAATTCAAGCCAAACCCAACAATGTATCGAGACAGAAAGCCGCCAATTGCCATGACTGCAACAATCGGAAATTGAGATAAGAAATCTATGCTGCGATACAGAACGGCGATGACCGCAACAACAAACACAGCCGCAAAAAGGATTTGCTTCAACTCACGTGGATCGCGTTCCGGATTCCAATATGAAGCTAAGTACGCGCCAGACATTGCAAAAAAGAACCCAGTTAAGAGTTCGATCGGGCTAGCTACGATGCCGATAGTCGCTAGAGAAACGACAATCATAGGCTTTTCAATAATCACTAACTATCCGATCTACATTATTTTTTGAAATCTAAATCACAACGAATTAACTACGTGATGCGTCGGCAGCAGACAACGTTGTGAATTCAGCCAAGTTCCAAGTCAATGTTGAGCTGAGAAATCCAAGCGTGTAGTACCGCCCAGCTGTCAGAGATACAGTAGATTGACCGTCTGATCCGCTAAACGAGATGTTTCCTTGTTCATCAGTCAAGATCATGTCACTTCGGTCGTCAGGCACTTTAAATATGATCGTCGGTACATCGGCAGGCTCTCCATTCACGACACCAATTTCAGGCACATAGGTTTCGCTGTCGGCCGGCAAAGGCGGAAGGTTTTGCAAAACGTCTGTTGAAGCTGAGAGCTGGCCATCAGATACTTGTTCAGAGCCACCGCTAAGCGAGCTAGAGCCAGAAGAGACTACTACTCCTGTAAACTCGTTTCCGCGTCTCCATGGGTCAGCGTTGGCGATTGCAGGATCGTTACTGATGAGCTTTCGGACAACACCATCAAGAGACACTTGTAGGTCAGCCACTCGAGTTCCGTCCGGAGCGAAGTTAGCTGGTGTGCTGCCATGTATCGCCAGCATTGCGAGCTTCCGATTCAACTGCGGGCCACTTGTGTTCTGTGGATTGAACGGAAAAACGACGCTTTGGTCGTTGATGGTTGCTGTCACTTGCTGCGCATCATAGTCAGCACGCAATTTAGCGTAGAACCATTCACCTGTAGGCCAAGTAACGCCAATGCCGCTTTGACTGACAACCTTCTGTCCCGTTGGACTGGCAGCCTCAACAATCAGCGAAAGCTCACCACTGCTTTCGGCGCGTAGATCACAACCCGTGCTTGACTGGCCAAAGATGATCCAGCGCTTTCTGGTCGGCACCCAGAACTTTCCTTCAAACTCAATAACTCGGGTTCCGCTTGGCAGATTTGCCGGGTCTGAGAAGTAGGACGGCGCGGCCTCAACCTTCAAAGACTCCAGTACAACAAGCCCTGTTGAGAGAGTGACCGTCTGAGCAATTCCGTTGAGAGCGTAATTAAGAACGGTATCCGTTAACCCACTGGAAGCGGTCGTACCCCGAATCTGGATCATCTGATCGGGTTCAATTGTGCCAGCGCTGCTTGCCCAACCCTGAACCTCTGTGGTGCCGTCTGCTTGAGTTGAGCGCCATTCAACGCCCGCGCCCACAGAAACACTCTGTGACGCACGCGGGTTTAATATGCGCCGCAGAGGCAGTTCAACCTGAGAACTCGCTGCCTGGTTGCTCAAATCACTCCAATTGGGTGCGGAGGGGACAAGTGACCAATCGATGCAGTTTTCGGCGGTTACTGCCGAGCTGAAGTCGATTACACCCGCCGCCCAGGCAGCCGCAGCGCCTTGGCCGACAGCAGACCCCGCTGCGCTCATCGCCGCCGCTAGTGAGGCCCTGTCCGTTGCCGACAAGAAATCACCAGCATTCGGGAATATCGCATTGGGATCGGCCTCATCATAAAGTTCGGTCGAACTCGATACATCAAACGCGGCATCGACAGCACTGATCGCATGCGAGATCGAACTCAACACGCTCACCGTGTAGTTCCCGTCTGTCTCCAAACGAATAGACGGTGCACCACTCGTTGCGTCTGTGTCGCGCGGATCAACAGCCGTTACCGCGTAAGCCATAAAGTCGCCCAGTGGGAAACCAGACTCACCACTTGAAATACCGTTTGGTGAGCCAGCCACCAGCATATCGGCGACATGTATTGTGCCGTCGAACGATGGATCATGGTCGTTATCGCTAAAGAACCAGCCCTGCGCGCTTGTCCCAGTGCGAACAGGGTCGGGTACGAGATAGTTGCCGCCTGTGCGGATTTTACGAATTACACCAGCGCCATTCGACTGCACCTGGCCAAGATCGCCATGAGGATCGCGCGCATCTCCATCCAGATTTTCGGCGATGCCCGCCTTAGAAAAAGGTATCGTGAATTGGTTGCGAGTAATCCACGCCCTACCTGTTTCGGCAATGGGGCTGAAGTTGACGAGATCTTGGTAAACACGTCGGAAAACATTACGATCAAAGATAAAGGTGCCAACTTGGAACGGTGGCTTAAAGCCGTCTGCAAGATCGGTGAACGTGCATCCTTCAATACGCAGAGAACCAAAGGTAGTGCCACCGGCACCCCCTACACCGCTACCAAGATAGTAGCCCAACCCGATTTCAGTGCGCGCATTGATCTCACTGGTTCCTGAAGCAGAAATGATAGCGAAATGCGTATCAGCAGTTGGGTCGCGGCCATTAATGCGGGTAAGCACACCAGCGGGGCAAAGTTGATTGGATGTGCTCGCCGTTACACCTGAACCACCGACTGCGACGTAAGCATCTTCGGACCCGCGATTGAAGAAATAAACCTCTCCATCATCCGCCGCGCTATCCTGCCACGTGAGAGAGTGCGTCGCACTCGTGGTAGTCGCTGTCTGCACATTGTCGATACGGTTGTACTCAGGAAGCTGTGCAGCCGTATCGATGTTGGCCAACCCGGCACCATAGCCGTGCCGGAATGAGCAGTTCTTGAGGGTGATCGCATCGTAATTGCCGGTCGCGAAATAGAGGCAGTCTGGCTGTATGCACGGCCATCCGGTGAGTTGGATGTTCAATCCATCACACGTGATTCCGGTTACCAGTCCCTGGAGCCGCAAGTGAGGTATCTTGGCATTTGCATCCGCCGAACGGATGGTAATCGCACCACCCGCAGAAGCAAACGCTTTGTTTGCAATAGTGCGCGGCGTGAAATTGCTACCCTGCACTTCGATCACGTCACCAGCGATGTCGCCTGCCGGTAAGGCAAACAGCGCATCCCACTCCGCATCATTTGTGATGATGTGATCAGCCGCGCTTGGAGGAGGTGGAGCCACCCCTCCAGTCTGAAGGCGTGAGAGGCCAATACTGATATTAAGCATCAGTTAGTCACCTCCATGGATATTCACCCGCTCTCACAGCGCTGACCGGTCTTGGCTATATAGCTCAGTAGGGTGTGTCAGATGTGGAGCGGGTAGGCCCGTGAGCCAAATGAAAAGAGGTGGGCGGGTTTGGCTCCCCGAATGCCCACCTCTAACTATTTACTGCGATCCGGACATCACAGGCCAGCTCTGCGCCCAAGTTGCGATCTTTGGCAGGTTTCCGCAGTAACTTGATGGTGTGGCTTATTCGGAGTTTCACCGCCCCGGAGTCTTAGTCGCCTCGTCCGTCCTTCTCGGGTCACCACACCAAACCAAAACCAAACTACGCAGCCCCATGTCTCGGAAGTCATAGGCTTTTGGATACTGCGCAGTCTGGAAACAAAAAGCGCCTACTTCCTGTGGGCGCAACTCTTAGACATTGGCGATCGGATTGCATATTATCCGTCAAAATGCAAGCCCTATCGTAACATATTATCCGCAGCTTGGCGCAATTCACGCCGGGCGTCCTCGGTAACTTCCTTCTCACGCTTAGGCACCATCGCCACAAACCGGCCCTTCTTGTCGTATCGCTCACGGCCTCCAAAGCGCTCAATGCAGTATTGGGCGATGGTCATTTCATCACAAGCAACAGCCCTTCCAACACTCACAAATTGCGCCATGCGGTTTTCCATAACGGCTGTCTGAATACGAGCAGACACGATTGCCATGCTTGGCTCACCAGACCCACTTCGAACGCTAAAATCACAACTATCTCGGCCTGGGCTTTTCTCTGCCAATTGTGCTTGCTCAGCATAGAATTTGAGCACATCGTACTGCTCTTGGCTTAGGTGCTCATTTTCCTTTAAGGTCTCAATCGGCGGCTTGGTTCGACGTGCTACACCCGCATACCGGAACTCGTTGTGTGTCTCACGCTCGTCTGTGGGCCTCACAACCGTCACGTCAGCGCGTTTAGAACGCTTCGGGGTGTCAGAGTACCTCTTACGCGCCTGAACGGCCTGAGCAGCCTTTGTGAGGGCTTTTTGGGTGTTAGTCATTGGTGGGTTCCAGCTCTAAAAGTTTGCGGTGCTTTATTCCCACGTCCTTTGAATATAAGGGCAAAATGGCCACCAAGGCAAAAGGCAAAGCCACGCAAACAACCACCTTACGGAATTTGCGTGAGGACATGAGTTTGGCCCCGCCAAAAAGGCCAATGAAGTAGGATGACGTGGCCACCAAAAATAAATACCCCACAATCAAAAATAGAATTGCATCTGCCATCACCCCACCTTCCTAACTGCGCAGACATCGCCTGCTGTGTTGTCGTGTTTCCAAATTGTTGTTTCGGCCTTCCAAGGCCCATGCATGTCCACCTATCCTGTGCGGAGCTGGCACCAAAGCTCAGTGCCCCAGTCAGCAGGAGGATTGCGTTTGCCGCTTATCTTGGTGAATCCAGGTGCGGGGATTTTGTGCATCATCTGACCACCTTCAATGCTGGAAGTTTGGCGCGGGCCTTCTTTTCAGCATCCTCCCATTGCGCAATCAAATCACGGTTGCCCATCTGGCGAGCAGCGCGAACTCGCTCTTCGCAGTAGGTCAACCACTCAGCCGGGCTCTTGCGACCCGAGGTTGTGTCACCCGGCAATTCAAACTCGAGCGCCTTATTCACATTCTCAGAACTGCCAAGATACCACCCCAAACCCGCCTTCCAGTCGCCAGACTTTCCAGTATGCCACTCTGACGTCGAAAGCCGACTTATCCCCTCGAGCAAGGTCTCCTCACCAAACTCCTTCATCCTCAGCCTAAGCTTGGCGATACGGCCCGCCCTCAGGACTTGAGCCCGCTTCGCCCCAGCCTTGGCGGCAACCTCATTCCAAACCGAAACAATCTTTTCAGAAAATGGGGGGGAATCCCCTTTAGGGGATGGGGGAATTGGTTGGGGGTTAGATATATACTCATTGGGGGAAGGGTCCGTTTTGTCCGCACGACGTCTGCGGACGTCCGCACGTTTCCGCTTTTTTCTTTCACGGTCTTTCTTGCGCCGCTCATTGAGCTTT